GTAGCACCTGAAAACATGATGATATCTGTAGAGGTATCAGGTCCTAATCTACAAGACGCTACTTTCGTTCAACATAGAGAAGTCATGCAGTTAGCTAGTATTGCTGAAGCATTTGACAAGCCATTAGAATACATCAAGTCTATCATGTCAGATATTAGAGACACTTTTGAAGAAGAGTCTAATGCACGTGATATTTATGATGAAGAATATGACAGAGCTATTGCTCCAGAAGAAGGTTTAGTTAAAGACACATACATTAAGTTAGATGGTGAAAGACATAGAGTAGTTGTATTAGGTAACACAATCCTATACAAAGAGAAATGCGTGTATGTACCTTTCGCATGTATCACACCTTTGATTATGCCACATAGACATATTGGTCGTTCTTATGCTGACTTGACTATGGACATTCAGTTAATTAAGTCTACCCTTATTCGTGGTCAGTTAGATAATATGTATCTAGCTAACAATGGTCGTTATGCTATCTCAGATAGAGTAAACCTAGACGATATGCTAACGTCAAGACCAGGTGGTATTGTTCGTGTAGAAGGTGACCCAGGTTCAGGCATTATGCCTTTATCACATCCACCACTACCAGCATCATCATTCGGTATGGTTGAATACATGGACTCTATGAAAGAAAAGAGAACAGGTATCACAGCTTATAACCAAGGCTTAGACTCTAACAGCCTTAATAAGACAGCTACCGGTGTAGCACAGATAATGAATGCGTCTCAACAACGTATTGAGTTAGTAGCTAGAACATTTGCTGAGACAGGTGTAAAAGAGTTATTTAAACTTGTGCATCATTTAGTTAGAACAACACTTACTAAACCAGACATCATTCGCCTACGTAACAAATGGGTAGAAGTAGACCCTAGAGAATGGAAAGCTCGTAAAGACTTATCTATCTCTGTAGGCTTAGGTGCAGGTAATAAAGACCAACAATTGGTTCACTTAACATCTATCTTGAATATGCAAAAAGAAGCTATTGCTGTTGGCTTAACTAATCCTGAAAAGATATACAACGCATTAGCTAAACTTACACAGAACGCAGGCTTTAAGAACCCTGAAGAGTTCTGGGTTAATCCAGCTAATACACCTGAGCAAGAAGGTCAATCTAATAAACCTTCTGAAGCAGAGATTATGGTTCAAGGTCAATTACAGATTGAACAACAAAAAGCTCAAGCACAATTACAACAAGAACAAGTACGTTCACAGAATGATGTTATAATTGAACGTGAGAAGATAGCAGCTCAAGCTGAGTTAGAGAAGTTTAAAGCACAATTAAAAGCTGAAACTGACTTAGCCATTGCACAAATCAAAGCTCAGGCAGGGATGATGTATGGCGGATAAGTCATTAGAAGAAGTTAAACGTGGTGAACAAGCAGCACAGATATTAGATAACCCTATCTATAAAGAAGCTATGGATAAGGTTCGTGAAAGTCTTATTGCTAGTATGGCGAACAGTCCACTAGGTGATGAGAAGACTCACAACAAATTAGTAATCGCACTACAACTATTAAACCAAATAAACAAGCAACTTACTGACGTAATGACCACAGGTAAGTTAGCAGCTATCCAAACGGACAGACCTAAGTTTAAGATATTTGGGTAAGGACAAGCCCACTTAAAGCCTACTTCGGTAGGTTTTTTTATTGTCTAATTTCAAGGAAATAAAACTATGAGTGACCAAGTCGCAGAACAGTCACCACAAAGTCGGTTAGAGACTATGCTTGGTGATAGTATTGAGTCAGATGTTAAACCACCTGAACTTCAAGACGAAGAAGAACAAACACCACTAGAGGCTGAGGATACTGAAGAAGTAGAGTCAGAAGAAGCAACAGAAGAATCAGATGACGAAGCTGAGGAAGAAGAACAGTCGCAAGATGAAGTTCCTGCTATCCTTAAACTTAAAGTCAATGGTGAAGATGTTGAGAAACCACTAGACGAAGTAGTAGCATTAGCTCAACAAGGCTTAGACTACACGCAAAAGACACAACAAGTAGCAGAACAACGCAAAGAGCTAGAAGCCTATGCTGAGAGTATAAAAGCTCAAGAGCAAGCCTTTCAAGAGCAGATGCAACTTAACAATGTCTTAATTGAAGATGTAGCAAAAATCACATCATTAGACCAACAATTAAACCAATATGCAAACGTGAATTGGCAACAATTGTCTGATAATGACTTTGTGGAAGCACAAAAACTTTTCTTTACATACAACCAACTACAGCAAGAACGTAGTCAACTTGTTTCACAGTTTGAAGCCAAAAAGCAACAAGTCGTTCAGAAGCAAACGCAATTGATGTCTGAGAAGATAGCAAAAGGAAAAGAAATTCTAGCAAAAGAGATACCAAATTGGAGTCCTGAGACTAACCAAGCATTGTTATCTACTGGCAAGGATTATGGTTTTTCAGATGCCGAACTTAACTCAATTGTTGACCCTCGTCACGTAAAGGTATTGCATGACGCTATGCAATGGCGCAAACTTCAACAGAATTCTACTGTAAAGAAAAAAGTATCAAGTGCTAAACCAGTAGTGAAACCTGGTTCTAAAGATACTAAAGCGGAAGCTAACTCTAACCACCGTAACCTACGTGAGCAATTACGTAAGACAGGTAAGTCAGATATGGCTACAAAACTTATAGAAAACATGCTTTAATTTACAAAGGAAAAAATCATGGCAACAGCAGCAACCAATAGTTATACCGGTAAAGGTATAGCGGAGTCATTTGAGGATATCATTTTTGATATTTCTCCAGAAGATACACCACTTTTATCAATTGCAAAGAGGTCTTCGGCCGGCCAGACGTATCACCAATGGCAAACTGACGCCCTCGCAGCAGCAGCGACTAACAGAGCCCTTGAAGGTGATGACGCTTCATTCGCAACATTAGCATCAACAACAGTATTAGGTAACTATACTCAAATCTCACGTAAGACAGTTCAAATTTCAAACACTTATGACGTAGTTAAAAAATATGGTCGTAAGTCTGAAGTTGCTTACCAACTTATGAAAGCTGGTAAAGAAATGAAACGTGACATGGAGTATGCAATCGTACGTAACCAAGCATCTTCAGCAGGCGGTGCAGCAACAGCTCGTTCATCTGCAGGTATTGAGTCTTGGATTGTAAATAGAGTATTAGCTACAGGTTCTACATCTGGTACAACTCCTGGTTTCTCAGGCGGTACAGTTGCAGCTCCTACAGACGGTACTTCAGTAACATTCATTGAAGCAGATTTAAAGTCAGCTTTACAATTAGCTTGGACAGACGGTGGCGAGCCATCATTAATCCTTATGTCAGCAACTAACAAGTCACGTTTCTCTGGCTTTAGCGGTATTGCTACTAAGTTCAACAATGTTCAAGGTACAACACAAGCTACAATTACTGGTGCAGCAGACGTTTACGTTTCTGACTTTGGTAATCATACTGTGAAACTTGACCGTTTCATGCGTGACCAAGCAGTTCTATGTGTTGACCCAGGTTATGTTGGTTTAGCTTCACTCAGACCTTTAAGCAAAGAAGAACTTGCTAAGACTGGTGACGCAACAAACTGGCTATTAACAGCAGAATATGCTTTAGTAGTTCAAAACCCTGACGCACATGCAAAAGTGCAAAACGTAGGTGCTTAGTAATTAGATGTGATATAATGGAGGGAGTTAATTCTCCCTCTGTTGTATTTATACTATGCCAATATTATTTGACCACAATAGCGTAACAGGTGTAAGTCAGTACTTTGACTATGACCCTGCTAAAGATACATACTACCTAACTTCTACTCAAGATTTGAGTGGCATGTTAGACAAGATTAAACAGTCCAGAGATAACCCTGAAATATGGAATAAAGGTGTTAAAGAAGAATGGGCACACTTTGCTAGTATTCCACCAGTAGTGGAAATGCAACTAAAGCAAAAGGGTATAGACATGTATAACCCTAACCAAACAAAAGAGTTAATGAAAGAAATAAACGAAAACTATCCATATCTTAAACTGACTACTAAACGTGGATAAAGACGAATTAAAGAAAGTACAGTTAGCAATACACGACCTCATACAAAAAGAAGAGTATGACGTAGCAATGCCTATCATTAACGAAGTGTTAATGGT